GGATTCTCCAAGTATTTCGCTTCACCACCTTTAGGGTGATTAAAGTCTAATCCTTCGTGCTGATAGAGTGCGTAGATTTCTTCAAAACCTACCGTTCCTTCGAGAACATTCATTTCAGCGAAGGCCGAACCCCTTAGTGCCCCGGTATCAATCGGAGCGCGTCTTTGTGATTCCCCTTGCAGGTCGAAGATTATATCCATTAGCTCTTTAGATACTTCATCTGTGGCTTTTTTCGGTATGCTGTTCAGTTTGGCGTTGAGCTTGTCTAACCCCTCAACCGTTACTACTAACCCGCCGCTCTTTGTCATACCGTGTAAACCTCATAGAATTGTGTAGTGCCATCTAAGTCTGGCAACGGTTCAGACCTTAATACAAGCTTGTCATCTATCTTGTCACCAACTGCAACCGCCGAGGCCGTCACAATAAATGAGCCCGCTACAACTTCCTGCCCTTGAGCGTCCCTGATCAGCTTATTGTTGATTTCTTTCCGGCCTTTAATTGTCGTGCCAGTTGAGTAAGTCGGTTCATTGTAATCATTCAGCGTGCCGGCAGTTTTCCACGTCAGCGATTGGTTAGCATATTCGCTTATCATACGATTGCCACGCTCCCGGCCAGATAGGGTTTCAAGTATTCCCGCGCCTCCTGGCTGACTATGATGTTCTTCTGCCCTGCTCCGTAGCTCTCTGACAGCTTGCCGAGGCTGAAAGACTTAACACCCTGTTGCTGTAGCTCAACCCTCTTAGGAGTGGCCACAGTAGCTGTGAGAGCTATCTCAACTTGAGCATACTTAACTTCTGCCGGGGTTTCGGTTTGAACATACCAGTCACTGTCAAAATGAGTAGTAATTATCGGTAAATCCCTGCGATTGTAGTCAGTATAAATAGCGCGGGGAAATTCCATCGTCTGGCTATCCACTGCCTTAATACCAACTAAGGGCTGTCGGTCAATCAGTTTAGCCGCCCGCCGGAGTAGTATCTCTTTGTTGGCATCGGACAGCAACGCCCATGCTACTCTTTTGGTTTCAGTAGATAGGTAGTTTTCCGATATATAAGTTTCAGCAGCAGCTAAAGTAATGTAACTATCTGTATCAACTGTCAAAGCCATTTAATCACCCCGTTACAGTGCTGCTATTCCGAGATTTATAGTTATAGTCTTGCCTGTTACGGTAGTTTCCCCGCCCAGACAGACTAACTTGCCGTAAATACTGGTCGCCCCGGTTGCAAGGGTAAAGTCGAAGTCATGCCCCTTGTCAAACTTTGCGCAAGTATCACCAATATCAACCAAAGTGCCGATTGTAATATTACCGATATACTTTGCCTGGTCTGCCGTAGTCATGTTAAAGGCTGCGTTGGTTGCTTGCGCTGTTGGAGCTGCACTATATAGGTGCAAAACATAGCCTGCCCCGGCTGCAAATACCGCGTCGTTATTAGTAGTGACCAGAGATGAACGTATTAACCCGCTTTTCCCTGCAGCTAAACCTGTAGCAAAGGTTAGCACCGCCCCTGCGTCAGTAGATACAACGTCGTTAGCTGAATGTGCCGCGCCTGTTCCTAAGGTTATGGTGGCAGTTGACCATTTCCGGGTATTATTATTGCTACTCAAAAGAGATTCTAAAATCTCTGTAACACGTGGTAAGCTCATTTATTCACCTTCTCTCAACATATCAATCAGGTCAGCCTTACTCTTGTGGCCTACCGTAAAGCCTTTAGCCTTCGCCGCTTCTTTTAGTTCAGCGAATGTCATTTCTTCATAGTCGGCTTCGTCTGCTTCGGCTTCGATTTGTTCGGCTTTAACCTCTTGTCTTTCTTCGTCCCTTTCGAAGGTTTCCCACCCATCGGATTCGCTCCTATATCCCAAAGTATGCAAGATTGTAGATGTTCTTTCATTATCTGTTTCAAATTCACCGTTTACAAATTCGCAGAGCTGCTTGTCGTTTTCCTTATCCCAAACAACCCCTCTGCCGTAAAACTTCATCTTTAATTTCATGTTATCCCTCCTTTAAAGGGAAGGGGGGCAATTAAGCCCCCCGATTTTTATCCTACTGTTGATAGTGTTGCACCATCAATCGCCAATACCCGCCATGCAAAGGTAGCTCCGAGCTTAATGCCGTATAGTGAAATAAACTCACCGGCAGCGTCAAGAGTTATGGTATTGTTGCCAGTTGCATTGACAGCACTTGCCACAGTAATAACCCTTGCGCCTGAACCGGCACGAGTATCAGCACTAATAGTGATAATCTGGCCGGCAAAGGTAGGAACCGCCAAAGTGTTAGTTTCAGCAGCGTCAGCGATTGTTAAAGCTAAGTTACCGTTACCAGTTACCGGGATGGCAGCCGCGTGAGCAGCCGTGATTGCTTTAGCTGTTGGAGTAGTAATCGCTGCCAGATGCTCGGTATCAATCGAACCATCTACATACTGATCACTATCTACAGAGTTTGCAGACATATGTTCCAGGTCAATAGACCCTGCCGCGTAGTGCGCACTGTCAATAGCATCGGCAGCAATCATCGCCCCTACAATACCGAGAGATTTGACCTGCAAGGCATCTGACGAAAGCTCAATACTGGAATCGTCAACTTTAACTTCAAGTGAACCGTCAGCGTTCTGGCCTAAACCGTCACCAGCTACATCAGCGTTAATCTTTGCCTTGTCAACGCAGTCTGCTGACAGGTGAGCGGTGTCAATGCTACCATCGGTATAGTGTTCACTATCCACTGCATCGTCAGCCAGCTTCGCCCCAGTGATAGCATCAGCAGCAATCAGAGCTGTAGTAATTTGCAGGTTAGCAATATGCTCTGTGTCAATCGAGCCTGCTGCGTAGTGTTCACTATCAATTACATCGTCGCCGATTTTAGCTGCTGTTACCGCGTCAGCTCCAAGCTCTGTAGCGGTTACCGCGCCTGCTGCAATCTTAGCTGTAGTGACAGCATCATCATCAAGTTTTGCTGTAGTAATTTGTGAGTTGGCAATCTTAACAGTAGTAACCGCATCAGTCATAATCTTTGCAGATGTGACAGCGTTAGTTGCCAGTTTAGCCGCCGTAACATTAGCGTCAAGAATCTTAACTGTAGTGACAGCATCATCCGCGACAACTGCCGCCGGTGACAATGACGCCGAGTTTACACCATCATGGTCATGCCCGGTCGTAGCATCAAATAAAACATCGTGGAATTGCTCTTGAATCCATTTCCTTATTTCAGGGTTACGCAGTTTGTTGTATAAAACAGTTATTGCTCCAGCCATTTATTCATTCTCCTCTCAAAGTAGAAGGGGGCTTTTCAGCCCCCGTCATTTGTTCCTTTGATTTATTTAACTTGTTGATGTATCAGTAATCTTTGCGTGATATTCTTCCGGTCCGAAGTCCAGGCCAATTTGACCGTAGAGCTGCCCTTTCATCGAGGCAGCACTTTGGGCCAGGTCTTCATAGAACAGTAAACCCTTGCCGGGAACCGGGCAAAATACCGGATATACATAGTTCATGTCAACGATTATAATATCGTCTGCGGGCATATTCGGCGCATAGACAACACCCAAAGGTGCAAAGTCAGTATAGATTTGCTGAATATTAACCCCGCCGACATTCCGGTCTTCAGGTGCATAACCGTAAAGGTCAGACAAGTTTTGCTTGTTGAACGCATTACAGAACAGAACCATGTTTTCAAATACTGCACCGGCATCGGCTAACTTCTTCATGGCAGCGTTAATCATTGCCTTAGAGAGGTCAGCAGTTCCAGCGGCCACTTCATTGGTAGCAATCGCCTCAAGCATACCCTTCGACCTTGCGGCAGTAGTAGCATTAACACCATCAACGTAAGTGCCGCGAAGGAAGGTATAATCGGCATCAAGTGCAATCTGACGCAGGGCTGCCATGCGCTGGAAGGCCATTTCGTCTTGAACAGCCTGACCGCCTACCGTAGCAGTAGAAGCAAGCCCGGCAATCTCGCCATAAGTTGACTGTTTAGCGTAAGACACTTCAACAGTTTCCTGGAATATCTGAACAGTGTTCAAATCCTGCCCACGTGTATAGGTGGTAGCCGTGCCAGCAGCAACGCTGGTAGATTCGCTGATGTTCGGCTGACTTGCACCGCTCAACGCCCAGGGTGAAGCTACCGGGAATTTAAAGCTCCGGGTTACCTTACTTCTTGCACCATCAAGCCCGCCGATCATGTTTAGAAACGGGGTCTGGAAGGCTCCAACTAAAAACAATTCACCTAAATAGTTCAGGTCTTCTCTATCTGTATAAGCCATTATTTAACAACTCCTATTCGTTTAATCGTGATTTGAGTATAAAGAGCTTCTGCTTCAGTGACTGGTCGTTTGGATTCTTGCGCACCTCTGCCAATACTTCGTTATACTCATCTTTAACTGTTTTCTTCGGGTCTTGCGGAGGATTCGCTGAAGTGTTCGGCTTATAAGTGTTTTTCAGCTTCGGGTTGCCGTCAACTGTAGTCTTGACAATCTTAGTCAATTCCGCTTCAAAGTCGTCACTGTCAACGTCAATATCAGATATTTGCCCGCTCGATTGAAGCACCGCCCATGTCAAATCGGCATCTGCTTCATTCTTAGCAGCTACACGGTAAAAGGCATTTTTGAGCCGTTCCTGACGGTATTTATCTTGTAGCCGTGTCAGTTCATCTGATAGTTTATCGCCGTCTTTGTTGTCATCCTCTTTAAGCCCCAAAGATTTAGCTAACTTATCTTTTAAGTCAGCTAACTCTGTTTCTGTTTCGTTCTTTTTGGTTCGATAACCGGCGGCCTCTTTGCGTAAGTCTTTAATTTGCTTGCGCAATTCCTCCGATTCGTCAACCTGCTCAACTTCCTTAACTTCTTCCTTGATTACTTCCGTTTCCTGAACGGCAGTATCTTTTGTTTCCTCTGTCATCAAGACAACCTCCAAATTTTATTAGCTCTACCAGAGAGCCGTTTGCAATTCTTAAAAATTTATGTATAATCTAAGCATGACGTTCCTGAAAGCTGTTTACGCGTCAATCCATAATGAGATTCACCGCCAAATCGGGGAAATAAAAAGACAAGGCGGCGAACCTTGTCAAATCTTCTTAGGCAAAAAAGCCTCTCGCTGTTTCTGGGTTGAAAGCTGGTTTTCATGGCCTGCTCATTATCTCGGCCTGCCTATCACCTACTTTTATAATAAGATTATCGGGGTCTGGGTAAAACATTAATTC